CAGCGAAGTAAGCGAGTTTGAGTTATAACTACTTGTATCCTCACTCCGTTCCTGGTAAAAAAGTCAGCTATCCCTAAAACAGGCTCATTAGTTGGCGTAGGAAAGGGAGGAAGCGCAGTAAAACCTGGGCGAACATAGGCTACGCCTTTTCGAAAAAGGAAGTTCGTGGAATCAGCAAACCCATAGTCTTCTATCTGATCTAACGGAAGCTCAGACTGAACACCACCAAAAGGACCAGTAATCGGAAATTCTTGTAATTCCTCCGAGCGTACTTGTTGCCTATCTTGAGCAGCAGGCATTATTGAATCAACTCCACCAAGAAATGATACGGAGTTATTTGATCCGTCGCAGCTACGTTAAAGTTCATTTGAAGAGCTTGAATTCCAACCCAATTCAAACCTGCTCCTACTATACTCGCTTGCACTACACCCCCAGCAGCCGTAACAAACACAAAGACTCCTGAAGTAACTCCAGACGCAGCACCGGTATTAAGAATAGTAGCAACAAGACTCGAAGAGCCTACTACGTTAATCCCAGGATCAACAGGACCAGCTACATTAACACCATTAAGAGAAAGAGTATAAAATATATCCGCAGTCCCGGTCGTGTGCGACCACGCAGAAGTAACTCTAATTGCCTTCAAATTCGGGACGACGTTGGCTTGAAGATTGTAAGAATAAAATGCTTGTGCTGCTCCGTTTCCGACGATAGGGGCTAAATTCCCCTGCGCATTGAGAAGAGCATGACTAACAAAACTAGCTGTAATATCAATCCACACCGCCCCGTTCCACTGGAAAATCTGATTTGTATCCGTCGAGAAATAAAGAAGCCCGTACCCAATCCCACCCCAAGTGGCGTTTACAATCTCAGGAGTAGGTCTGTTAGCAAGAATACCGCTTAGAAGCGACATTCGCTGCATTACATCTGTACGAAAGTTACGAAGATCCTGCCCAAGCAAATTCGCTAACTGCGTATCGGGGGGAAAGGTTGTGTCATAAACATTAGTAAATGTTGGTGGAAATGGCATAGTTTACCTTATCAGCGAATATCTAACACCTATACTATCGGCTATCCACTTCGATTTTGCACACTCGTTATTCTCAATCTTCTTAATTTGATTACAGTTATAACAAAGAAGTTGAATACCTTCTATTCTTCCTTTAAGAACTCTTCTCAAAGTGGTATGAGAAGATTTGAAAGTACGTTCCTTGTTACCATCTCCGTTAATATGATCAAAACACAAAGCTCTCCAATCAGAAAATCCACATCTTACACATTTTCCGCCAAGCATTTCTATGGCTTTTCTTCTAGCCTCAAACCAGTCTCTTATCCCAGGAAATGGCATATATTAGATGTTCACTTTCTGAACACTAAATAAACTGCGTTCTACTTGACGATATTCTTTAGTAAACACCTCTGCGAGATCATTTCGGTATTGTTTATCTGGTAAACGGAGCTTGTCGCAGATTTTATAAGCCTCCTCAAAGGCTTCTTCTATAGAACCTCCATGCCCAATGGCTACACCTATAATTCCATATCCACCGGAGGTGACAAGCGAATCTTCTTGTAAACTAATCTCGTAAGAATAGAATTTTTCGAGGTCAGATTTGCGAAGTCCACGAATTGGGAGCCCTGGACGGGCATGAAAGTCCTCGCTCGGCCACGGCGGCACGGAAATCCTAACACCCGCAGCGAAGCCATCTGAGACTTCGAGATCACTGGACTCTCCATGACAAGAGTTATATACGAACTGTCCGAAATCAGATTCAAAAAGCCCATACAAAAATGTCGGGAATGCATCATAGCCCAGTCGGGGTGTAAATTCGAGCGCATAGATTTCTCCTTCCTTGGAGACAACGGTGTTGATATCTATTGGCCCGGTCCATTGATTCTCTTCAAGCATTCCTGACAATTTTGCAAGTGTTTCGCAAAGCCTGCATTCCCGATCGTTACAGCACCACACCACATTACCTGTACACCCTCCCGAGGGACCAATGTCTCCAGGGAGGAGTTGCTTACGTTCGAGAGTGTGATTGGTTGGACGAAGCATTTTACCTTGTGCGCACCAGACCTCGCTTGAGATACATGCGCCGTCAATGAATTCTTGCAGTGTAAATTCTGGTTCATTTCCTATAATCCCCTTGTAGTGCTCTAGCATTTCTAGTAATTCCGCATTATCATGCGGTACGAAGCTAGGTACTACACCACTGTGTTTACCCTCGGGCTTAAAAACAAGTTTGGAATCCTCACTCCAGGATTGAACAAACTCAAAAGCAGATTCCCAATCTGTGAATCTCTTCGAAAAAGGCTCCTGAATTCCTGCTTCCTTAAAAATCTGGCTGGCGTATTTACGATCACCTTCTAGTTTATCAGCAACCTGAGAACCTCCATAAGTATCCCCACCGCTCGCGCGATACGAGTCTAGCAAAGCACCACTTCCAGTACAGTCTGCAAGAAGAACGGGCTTGAATTCCGGAGATGCGCTCTTCTCGACTAATCCATCGCCTCTTTGTTCGGCAATGGGATCCTTGATAGTCATGCTTACTTTATGACCTTCTTCCTGTAGCCGGAGCGCCAGCCCCAACCCATCCCCCCCTTCCGAGACTATCAAGAATCCCATATTCTTATCCATATCAAGCTACTTGTGAACGTACTGAAAATGACCGGGATCAGAAACCGGGAAATGAACTCCACAATGAAGGCCCAGCCTCTCGCCTATCTCAATCAGTTTACCCCAATGCGGGTGGCTAGTGCCAATGTCTCCATTCCATCCCCAGAATTTCATGCTCATGCATATTCGTGGAACCACGTCGATAGCTTCGCTTTTCATTTCAGGAGGCTGAGGAAGATGTTTAGAACGAGGTGTCCAGGAAACCCCGAGCGCGAGTTTCTGCTCTTGTTCCACTGAAGTCCGTCCTGTATCTTCGACTACAGGATCAAGTCCGGCGGCTCTAGCCTGAGAGAGTAATTCCTCAGCCAAAGGCTTCATGTAGCTTGCTAGTTCGTCTAGGTCTTTGCCCATAGATTAGAACAGTAAATAAACTGAGTAACTCCCTATACTATTAGCTGGGGCTGTAGGGAACGTGATCGTTAAAACTGTTCCAGAAATGGTAACGGTAAAAGCAGGGTTCCCATTATTAGATACACCTACTGGGAGAGGGGTCTTTGAGAAATTTATATACTCGTCACTATTAGGATTTACGGGGAATTGCTTCACGTCAATAGTAAACGATGTGGCTACCCCATCTCCTATATAAAAACCGTCGAATCTAATCGCTCGTTTAATAGACATTTAATTTTTTCCTCTTTTTAGTTAATGGTTACTAAGACCGTACAATTCGCTGGGATACTCTGCAAGGTTAGACCATCGATCCACATGACCTTACCCCTGTTCTGCGAAGCAAACCCAGGCTCAGTAGCCGTACCATGAAAGGTCCAAACTATATTACCATTTCGATCTAACAAAGAAAGAACAGTAGCACCTGGAGCGGCTGGTCCTGAAAGAACGGATATATCCTCTGCTCGAATCATCCATAGCCATTGACACACTAAAACGGAGCCGCCCCCCGAGGCAGCGATGACAGTACTAAAAGGCTGACCGCTTTTCGGTCCGGAGATATTCGCAAGTAACGCCGTCGTAGCGGATGGAACGGCGATAACTTGATAGAAACCAAGAAATCGACCATTCGTGTCTGCGATATAGGTTATATACTGCCCAGCAGTAAGACCGTGTGCTCCTACTGTCGTCAACAAGACCGACGCCAGTCCCGGCTGTCCAGGAGTAGTCCCTTGCTGAATCATTCCATTAGGAGACGCTGCTGCTACTACAGCCGCAGGTACATCAGCGGAGGTAAAAGACCAAGGATTCGAGGAAATATTCATACTTGCGGAGACTCCTCGTCCGCTATATCAACAACCATAACACCAGCATTCGGGGTTGTAGCGTTCTGAACAGCCCAGTTAATCTCCTGTTGATCGTGAAAATCACAGGCTACAAACGCCCCTACTTGATTGTTCCACGAAGGACGAGTAGAACCCCGTCCACAGACAACACAAAATTGCAAAGCCATTTATGAACTCCCCCGTTCGTGATGTGTTTTAGGTATGTTATCCTGAGTTGGCTGAGCAGCGTTTCCTGTTGTCACGGCAGCTTGAATCACGTTCTGAGAATGAAAATCACAGGCGACTTTTGTAGTGCCGTAGACGTTAGTATTATTCCAGGTAGCTCTCGTAGATGTACGACCACAAACGACACAGACTAGAAGTGCCATATTGAGCCCTCCAATCAGTTAAAGTTAAACTCCACTAGACAATCAAAGCCGTAAAAATCCAGTTTACCAGTGTTAGCCATCACGGCTGTCATTTCGATCCAGACTTCTTGATCTACGATATTTCGATAGATTTGCTGCACAGCCGCCAAGGCAGTATTAACAACATAAGGATTCGCCTGCGCGGCTGTGGCAATACCAGTTGGGGCCAGAACGGCTGTGATAGCAGGAGCTACGTTATTGACAAAAAGAGTCTGCTCTACACGAACCGTATTAGTCGTCAAAGCAACGACAGTGTTTCTATAAATCGTATCAAACGAAAGTAACTTAATTCCTTTCAGCTTCAAAGCAGTTCTCGGCTGTAACTGCTGCGCCGCGGCCATGGCAGGGATAACATCAGGTCTATAAACCTGAGGCTGAGCAGAAGCGGGGATACCAGTGCCACCGAACTGCTCTTGTAAATCTTCTCCGAACCCAGTTCGACGAATAACTGCGTTTGTAATGTTAGCAGCCAAACTAATAGTTTCGGCACCAGCAGCAACTCTGGTAATAGACCAATCTCCAGCGGCGTTTCTAGTAATTACTGGAGCTACAGGAGCAGTTACAACTACGTCTCCTGGCCCGAGAAATACTCTCGCATCTGTAAAGCCCAAATCCTGTTGATAGCGCGATTGAGTGTGGGGCATATAACCTAATCCTTTCTGGATTGCGTCCGAAGACGGCTAAAGGTTAAGATGATATAGAATCTATATCATCACTTTGACTTTCTTTTAGAATTTCAGCAATACGGAGTTCTTCGTCTCCACTGAATGAAAGTTTGTCCTGAATGATAATCGGACGTTGCCATGCGATTGTGTTGTCTACGCAGGTGGGGCATAGAATTAAACCCAACTGCTTCTTTAACTCCGTTACACGATAAGTATAACCACAGCGGTCGCAGTCGTGGAATGGTGCTATACCACGACCGCTGTGCGAAGTTTGAGGCATAAAACCCCCTCTCTTGGCTAGATAAGGGTCATTACCCCCTACGGCCCATTCGAGCCCCAGGTTCCCATCCATGTTGTCGCTCCAAACGCAAAGCGCATCCTGGAGAGTTGCTTGATACTGAAAGTATCGAAGTCGTCCGAGAAATCTTCATCAAGCTCCTTACGAACTAAGAACTTGAGCCAGTGTCCTTCTTTCTCAGTGACGGCGAACCATGCTGACGCAGAAGTGAGATAATGCGATACGAAGTACTGCAAGTCTTCTTTAATCAAGGCGTTGATCTCGTTATCAGCAGTATAAGGCTTGTGTGGAGATCCAAGAACTTCTCTTGCAATCCACTTCAGTTCAGGTGGGATGATGAGATACCGCGGCTTGATCGAAATCGGCAAGCCTTGACTGTCAACAAGCCGTTCAAACATATTCACCATCAACTGAATAGCTGTGAACGAAATATCAACGTCCGTCGCAGGACGATTCGGGTAAGTACCAGCGGCGCTGATAATGTTCCCCAAACCAGGCCCGTACGAAGTTGCGGCTGTGCCACCGAGAAGCGGATGTTGGTTGTTAAAGATCGAAACTCCATCGGCAGTAACTTGCGTGGTGAAGCCTAGATTAAAGAGATTCCAGGCATTCTGCTCTTTTGTGAAATGCGCGCTTCGAGCGATTGCTTTCGGAACCTGCATGATAATGCCGTATTGGTCATCTTCATACAGTTCGAAAGAGCTTCGCACGCCAAGCGCATAGGTGAAATTGATATAACGCTTCGTTCCACCCTGCACCGCATCTTGATAAATCGTCGCCTCAGCCTCAGGCTTCAGCGGCATAGGTGGAAGACCAGAGAACTCTACTTCGTCCTCGAAGGCCTTATCGGAAGGTTCAACGTGAAGAATATGACTAAATTCTTCTTCTCGTTGGAGAGTGTCTACCCAATGGACGAACTCTCCGTGGAGACCAGGAGCCTGTAACTGACTGAATTGTCCTCTGACCATGGTCACTTTGCTACCCTCCGGGGAGAGTCATTCATTGCCGTAACTTCTTCAGCAATTCTCTCCCTCTCTAGTTTATTTTGTTCAGATACATCGTGACCACGTTCACCAGTGAGTTCTGCCATACGAATGCCAAGCAAAACTCTTTCTTTCTTAATGATCACATGATCCTTGATAAACTCAAGAATCGGCTTGGCAGATTTCCCAGACCAGGAAACCTGATAAAGTTTCTTGTGTTCTCTCTTACCGTTTACTGGATAAGGACCGCATCCAGAGAACTGAAGACCAACTAGAGTAAGAGAACGAAGATCAGAATTAGTAATACTCACGCAAAGTCTTGTATAACGATGCGAGTCACAAGCCTTTACATGAACCGAACCTTCGCCATCGAAGAAACCGGCCAACCACTGTGGGGTAAATCTTGCAGCGGATTCAAGTATTTCGTTGTATTCCATACTTGTCTCCTTATAGCAATGCCTGGAACGCGGCAGGTATAAGAACAAAATATACACCGCGAGGCACGGCAGCTTGATCGTTAGGGTCCAATTTCGTAATAGTGGCGACTTTGTTAACGCCGACTGCGGTCTTGTCCAGGAACCAGTGATTATCTGCGTCTTTGGTAAGACCAACGGTCGTACCAATATCGGTAATTAAGGCAGTTTGAGCAGGCCCGACCTGACCCAAAAAGACAGTATCCTGAGTCGCAACTTCGAACCCAGTATTACCGTCGTTGAAGAAAGGTCTAGCTATATTAACGGCAGCAGCTTGATTCGGTACAGAACCGAAGGTTTGCTGCTGTGCGACACCACTAGCTGCCAGATTCGCCGCTTGCTCTTTGGAGAATCCAGCGAGAGGCACCGCGGTAGTCGCAGGCGAGACAACGGCGAGAAGAAAGCCCGTTGCGTCTACGAATACCGGGGTACCAGGTAGAAACGTCTGTCCAGCCTTCTCAGCCATCCTTCGGACACGAGGTTGGTTTCCTGAGACGGACTGAACACTGTGTATTTCAATGCTAGCCAACTAATCCTCCTTTGTCCTTTCGGACGGTAGTTTGTCATCTTCCGCCATAAAATTAGGGTCAGCGGTTTTATCCGATGATCCTGGACGGAAAGCCTGTAGTTTCGATGCGAGGGTGCGACCCACGTCACGCGGGACGCCTGCTTGAGTAACTGCTTTGGCGAGTTCTTTGCGACCGGTTTGTAGCTGACGATCAGGCGCTAAGCGAGCGATGCTGCGTTCCCAGTTATACTTCAAAGCGCCTTCGTATTGCTTACGATCAATTTTCATCAAGATCAAATCGCCTCGTATGATCTTACCATCCTTGATAAGATTAGCCATCAAAGGCTTCCCATCGGGCATTACGACTTCCGCTGGAGAAACAGGCACAAAGCCAGCGTAGATCATTTCGTCGAGACGCTGTGTCGAACCTTGAACTCCAACTGCACGATTAACCCAGCGAAGCGAGATACCAGGATTTCGCGGCTTCACATTCACGAAATCAGGTAACTGAAGCGGGCGTGCTTCAATACCTGGAAACGGGTCCCCGTAGGGAGTATCGTGCTGTTGATTAATCATGCTCATTTGGATTCTCCTAGACGTTAACGAACGTCATCTTGTCTTTTGTTTTCTGATATGCTTCGGGTGTAACGCCCTTGCCGTAGCGAGCTTGTTTCTTGATAACCTCTTCTTCCATTGTCGTGAGTTTATCAGGTTTCTTCTCATCTCCAGGAAGCCTGTCTTGATTTGTTGAGACAGACTCAACGAACGTCTGAGGCTCTGCCATCAATTCGTTGAAGTGTTTGCCTTTAATATAATCAAAGAGATTGATCCAAGTCTGCATGTTGCCTTTTACATGCAGAGCAACTTCGGAGGCAGCTTTGTCAATCTCTCCAGACCACTTATCCCAGAGTCTAGACATTGATATCTTACCACCAGGAGTAGTGACAAACTGTCCTTGGAGAGACTGTTTCGCAAGAAGCATCGCACTATTCGCTGCGGCTTGTAAAGCCACTTGAGCCACAGGCTGCATTCCATCGACGAGACGTTCTGTAAAGGCTTTGTTCTCGTCGTCGATAAAAGAAGTATAAACTCTTTCTTCGGTCTGCTGGCGAGTAGGTTTCTTAGCGTTAGCTTCGAGTTCATCAAGCGTGCGCTTGGTTTCGTTGAACTTACCGTCTAACTGGGACAAATTAGTTTTGACGGTAGAAAGCTCTGTTTTCGAGTTAGCGAGATCCTCGGTGAGTTTCTTGTTATTCAAAACCTGTTCACGGATCTGAGCTGGTGTTAAACCTAGGTCTTTTAGTTCATCGGGTATTTCTTCTTTTTTAGTTCCCCAGGGCATTTGGTTTCTCCTTTTCTATTTCTATCTTCCGCATTTTACCGCTAGATACGCCTTTGATATAAGTATCCACTTCGTCACGAAGTCCGAGCAGAGTATCCAGAACTTTGAGAGCACCTTGAAAGCGATATATCTCCACGGTATCGTGAGAAGTACCGAGCTTATCGAAGATTTCTTTTCGATAATCTCTAAGAAACTCATTGAAGCATTCCGCTGCCTCCTCCTGGAGCCATCCCCGGAATTTGTGGGCCTGCACCAGGAGCTTGTCCAGTTTGTTGGCCACCTTGACCTCCTAACTGCGGTTCTGGTACGAGAAGGTCTACGTCTTCTTGATCGAAATTACGAAGGACATTCTTCATAACTATGTTAGAG